TTGAAGCAAGAGGCGATCAAGAGGCAAGAGGCATGGCTACGCAAAGAGGAAGAAAGAAACCTACAAGCAAAGCTAGCGGCAGTGGTAGCGACTTTTATATTCCTCCTTTACCTGTGGATGTGGTTCCTGTTCGTAAGCCATTGGGGGAAGAAGTAATGGGTTGGATTGCGGCTTGCGTACTGATTGCTTTGCTGTTGCCTTTGATGGCATTTCTTTATCTTGACATCTTGGAGACTAAGAATGAGGCTAAGACTCAGGTTGAAAAGGTTGAGAAGTTGAGAAGACAAGTTGAACAAAAAGATAGGGAGAAAGAGAAATGAGAGTAATTTGTTTGATTGCGTTGACACTTTTGATGGGTTGCGATGACAAGTTTAGGTATCCTTGCCAAGACCCTCGCAATTGGGATAATTTGGACTGCAAGCCCCCTGTTTGTGTTGCAACTGGAACTTGTCCTGAGCAACTTGTTAAACCTGAAGCGGAGAAAAAATAATGCCTACAGTTGGATACAAGCCTAGCACTCGCATGACTGCTGAAGAAATTGAGGTAAGGATTTGGGCAATGGTGATTCTTGCCTTGTTGATTGTTTTGGTGGGTTCTATGGGTATGTTCTTGTACTCTGTGACCTATGTAACTCAACCCATGTCAGGCATGGCTCCGATTGACAAGGTTTACACACAGCAAATCAGCACCATTATGGTGTTTGTCACTGGTGTTTTGGGTGGCGTGGCTGGTCGTAGTGCTGTTTCAGCCAGTGCCAAGGCAATTGCCAAGGCTGATGCTGACGCTGACAGCGACCCAAAGCTGGAAGCCAAAGAATGAGTGTATTGAACCCGTATGTGCTTCTTGGCATCGTAGTGGCGATGCTGAGTGCCTTTGGCGGTGGTTATTACAAGGGTGGGCAAGACGAGTTTGCCAAACAGCAGATGGAGATTGCCCGACTTAACCAAGAGGCTAGGCAAAAGGAACAGGCACTGGTGACTGCGGTGCAAAATCAAGCAAATGAACTTGTAAAGGCAAACAAGAATGCAAAAGTCGTTATTCAAAAGCGTGATTCTGACATCAACTCTGGTGCTCTCAGGTTGCGGATTCCTGTCAAAACGCCCTCCTGCCCAACCTTACCAACCTCCTCAGATGCCCCCATTGCCGAGCGATCTGACCCCCCAACAGCCGAACTTCAGCCAGAGGTTGCTAGAGATATTCTCGCCATCACAGACGAAGCCGACCTCACCGCCAGAAAGCTCAACGCCTGTATCGCCACCTACAACCAAGTCAGAGAGATGATTAACCAGAAGGAGAGCAAATGAACAGTGAACAGTTAGCCCAAGCATTAAAGATAACGCCTATCAAGGCAGAGGAGTGGATAGATGCAATCAATGAAACTTTTGATCGTTTCGACATATCAACGCCTGAGAGACAAGCTTGTTTCTTGGGGCAATGCGCTCATGAAAGCGGTGGATTCACTGCTCTCAAAGAAAACCTGAACTATAGTGCAGAGGGTTTGACAAAGGTTTGGCCTAAGCGATTCCCTAGTTTGGATGTTGCACAGCCTTACCACCGCAATCCTGAGAAGATTGCCAACAAGGTCTACGCTGACCGTATGGGCAATGGAAATGAAGCCTCTGGAGAGGGTTTTAAGTACCGTGGAAGGGGTTTGATTCAGTTGACAGGCAAAGACAACTACAGGGCTTGTGGAGAGGCTTTGGGAGTTAATCTACTGGATAACCCTGACTTGGTGTCATCTCCGCAGTATGCCGCCTTGTCCGCAGGGTGGTTTTGGGACAAGAATAAGCTGAATCAGTTTGCTGATGCCAACGATATGACGGGTCTGACCAAGAGAATCAATGGCGGTACACATGGTTTGGATGACAGGGTTGCCCGAACCCAGACTGCCATTGATGTTCTGATGGCTTAATCGTCAAAGAAGTGGAGTATTACCCAAACACCTAGTACGAGTAATGCTCCACCAAATGCCAAAAGAATTATTATGTTAAGTACATTTTCAATCATCTTGGCTCTCCAATCATCTGTTTTGTGTTGAATAAGTCCTTGTACTGAGGATACTTAGCTTGCCAGAGTCGAGCATAAAAAGCAATGTAGTCGTTGCTGATCTTGAAGTCTGAACCTGTTGTGACTATGGTGACTTCCCACCTGATTCTGTTGATTATCAGCCAGTGACTGACCTTCTTTCGCCCTAGTCCTACTGCTTCTAGAGCAAACTTCTCGAAATACTGCCAAACCTGTGGGTTTTCCTTATGCCATTCCCACCAGATTTGCTTGCGTTCTTCAAAACTCAAAGTCATATCAACTCCTATCAAAGTTAGTGGGTACTCACTTGCGCTTTCCCCTCCGTTCTAATTAAAACGGTATATCTGAATCCATGTCCTCAATCTTGGCTTTAGGCTTGCTTTGAGGCTGTGGTTGGTCGTCTTTAGGGCTGACTGCTAGTCCCATGAACTTGCCGTTCTTGCCCTCTTTAATCCATGCTGATAGCCAGAAATCCTGTCCATCAACACGAATGTTGCCTTTATAGTCTGGGTGATTGTCTTTTTCTTTCTTGTCGTTCTTAAAAAGTACACCTGAGTTGTCACGCTGTTCCATATTTACACCTTGATTTCATTGAGTTTTTTAACTTTGTCTTCCACTTCCATTAAGAACTGGACTACCTCTTTTTCGAGTTGTTCAATGTAGTCATCATTGCGCTCGATTCTTTTGACAAACAGTTGTAAGTGCGATGGCATCCGTGGGTCGAAACTCACGAAATCACACCACTTTCTGTCTGTACACGCCATTTGCCACTGCATTTGGTCGTAATACTTCTTTGTTGGCTCGTCACCAAGAATAGTGTCGATATGGGTTGCAGTGTTTGGACACTTGATCTCTAGGCATCCATCGTCACCAATAAGCCCATCAGGAGAGGCGGCAGACATGGCAATGCGTGGATGGTCAATAGCAGATACCTGATCGACTGTATTGCCTGTTTTAACCTCATATGCGGCTCTGGCAAAGGGTTCGTTTTCTGTCCCCCACTCCATAACGGCATTTGAGTAAGACTCTGCCACTTGGTTAGTCATGCGCTCGACTACCAACTGTGCCATGTAGTTTGCTCTACTGGTGCTGTAGCCTGTCTTTGTTTTGGCAACAATGTCAGAGATACGAGAAGCAGTAGCCTTGCCACAACGCTGTGCAAACCATTCTGGTGTACCTTGTTCAACTTCACTCATTTCAATGCTCCTTTACGCTTTTCTTTTGCATCAATCACTTTCTTTTGCCAAGCCTTATCAGTACCGCAAGCACCATAAGCAACTGTGTAAACATCTTTCAACTCCTCAATGGTAGATGCCGCTTCAATAGCCGCCAAATGGTCAATCATGCTGTTGACATCTATGTCTGAACCCTCGCCTTCAGGCAAGTCTTCTCCAGCATAGATATACAGACCCAAACCATGCAATGACAGTGCTTTAGTCATGCACCGCATGATGGCAGTGTTGACTGCAAATGCGTCAGGGTTAAGGATTGCTTTGTTGCGGAAATCCATTACTGGAAGTTGGCAAGTCATTGCTTTGCCAAACATTGTGACTGTGACAAACACCATTGCAGTGCCGTTTATGTCCATGTAACACTTGTCGCCAAACATCTCAATCTTGTAAGTTGCATTAGGGTCTGCTTTGAGTGCTTCTGCCCATGCCCACGCCCATGAAAGATATGTCAAACCACCTTTTTTCTCAGTATGTTCGTTGACATTCTTACTGAGAAGACTTAACACCTGTTCTTGATTCATTCCTTGACTCCCATTACATCGTTAAAAATATCTATCGCCTCTTGATTGACTGCCCACATTGCCAACAGCGTCAAATCGCTGTGCATTTGGGCTATATCACTACTGAACCCTTCGAATTTTCTGTGCAGACAATTGTCCCCTAGCTTCTTTGTCGTTCTTTCTATCCTCATTAGGATTGTTGAATAATCCAGCATTGTTTACTCCTGTTGAATGCTTCTTCCATGTATCCTGAACATTTGTCAGGGCTGAGTTCACATACCCGAATGTTGGGTCGGTGATGAGTTTGGATGGCATAACCACCCGTTGCGTCTTAGGTTGTTCTTTCACTCGCCTAGCCGCCTTTCTGAGCAATCTCTGACGCTCTTTCAAACTGAGTGTAGGTGTCCAAATCTCGAAATAAGATAAAAAACGAGTCATCACAACATTTATCTGTTGGGTTGCGAGGCTTAATGCAGAACGCACAGTAATACTCATTTGAATGCTCCTCAATGATTCTCTCAAGATTCAGCTTAGTTTTCATTGCTGGCCTCGCTGTGGTAAGGGTTGATTTTAGGCAATTTAGGCTTGTTCTGTTCAATAGCCTCACGCTGTAATTCCATGCGGTAATAACGCCAGAGATTGAGTTCTTCTTCACTATCAACCCAAGGTGTTAGTGGTAGATCGTTTGCGACTTGCGCCAATCTCTCTGCTTTGAGTTCGACTCTTGATCGAACCATATCAGCAACATCAGCCCATGCGTTTGATTGGATTGCTTCGACTATTGCTTGACTATCGCATATAGCATCTGCAACATCTGAGGGGCTTAGGTCTTGCAGTGCCATCCATTTATCTCTCTCTAAATCAATCATCATTCACTCCTGTTAAAAACCTATCAATGTGTGTATTCTGTCAGACATTATCGTAATTGATATAGGGA